ATAGTTGTAAGCTCACCTTTTCGTAGTCCATGTGTTTTAATGTTAACAGTTTTAAATGGATATTGTGCTGTAACATAATTATCTTCTTTCATTATGTCATCAAAGATTTCTGTACCAAGTACAATTCCATCTGGTCTATATGGTTTTGCATTCCACATAGCTTGTTTTAATTCTTCTGTTCTCCCTGCAACTAACATTTCGTTAGGGTCTTTCAAAGGGAGAGACGCAATCTTGGCTTTATTCGGAGTTAGAAGTTTAGCACATTCTACAGCCGCTTGTTGCCCTTGTATGTCTTGGTCATACATAAAGATTACGTTCTCATACCCTTCCAAGAAATCTAATGATTTTTGAATATCTTTTTTTGCACCTGCCGCACCAGATTTAATTGAGACTACGTCCCATCTGTTGTCGTTAATCTGCGACATGGTTAAGGCATCTATTTCGCCTTCACAAACTGTTATGTATTTTCCTTTTCCTTTACAAATTTCTTGTCCAAATAATCCTGATTGTTTTGCTTCTCCAATCCATTGAAAATCTTTTGAAGGGTATCGTAATTTCTGTGCTACTAACTCTTTGCTATCATTATAATAATTAGCAATATGACATGGTCTTCCAAACCATGCACCAATTTGGTAGTTATATTTTTGTACTGTATCTAAATTAATTTTTCTTTTGTTAAGTGGAAGTACATCTCCTTTAATAAATCCACTTTCTTTTTTTGTGATAGTTTCTAGTTCCATATTTGTTGATTGTCCTTTGGTGTATGTATTGCAAGAAAAGCAATACGAATGATTAGTATAAACTGCATTTGCATCTGAAGAACCGCAGTTTTCACATGGGCTGTGATATAAAAAGTCTTCTTCTGTTTTGTGCATAAATTTTTTGAGTAAAATATTTGGGAAATTTTGAGGCTAGTTTCAGTCTCCCTCTACTAGCCCTGTGGGGTCAGTTTCATTGTAAGCCACCCCAAAAATACGAAACGCACCTAGCTATTTCTAACTAGATGCGTCTCAATCAACAATCTCTTGTACATCAAAAGATATACACGAGTTGGAGTTAGTTGCATTTCTGCAACCCACCACCTCAACATTGTACTTCTTTTTCAATCTTTTTACCAGTTCTCGTAATGAGCTGTATTGTTTGAATGAGAAGTTAGTGTCAAGTTCTTGTCCATCTTTGCATAAGCCACCAACAAGGGCTATTGCTATGGAATTTTGGTTAGTAATCAAAGGTTGATTGATTGGAAGTATAGCACCAGACATTTCTTCATCTCTGCCTTTTTCAACAGTGCCATCTCTTTTAATAATATAATGAAAAGCATTATGAAAGAAACCTTCTTTTCTATGTTTCAAAGTTATATCCTTTGCACTTAAATCTTCACTAGGTTTTGTTCTAGTAGAATGTACAACAATAAAATCTGTTCTTGCTCTATTATTATTGTTCATTTAACCACTCCAATGGTATGTGTTTGTCTGCATACTTAAATCCATATTTTTCACACCACATTGCATAAGTAGTTTTAGATTTTTTAGAAATCCTACTTCTTGAATTACTAAATATAATTCTAATGTCTTTCTCTGGGTGTTGTTCTTTAATAAGTCTCATCTTCTGTCTGTCCGCAGAAGTAAATAATCCTTTTGTTTCTATATAAAAATCGTGAGCTTCTAGGTAAAAGTCTGGCGTATAAGTGTGAGCTTTCTGTGGTTTAACATACGTTAATTTAACCTTCTCGTACTTATACTTTACTTTATTTGCGTCTAACTCTTCCGAGATAGATATTTCTAAACCAGACCTAAACCCATATTTAAGACCTATTTGATTAGAAGTCAGCGTTTTGCGATTGTTCCACTTCATTTTCAAATGTCTTATCTTCAGGTGCTACATAACCATCTTTGACTTCTGAAAAACCATGTGCGGAAGAATTTGCACCTGACCCTTCAACTAATTTAGTTATTTGCACTGCCTTTAGTCTTAATGAAACACCTGCTCCTGCCATAGCTGTGTAGTATGGTATCATGTCAGCAGATACTTTCATTTCACTTCCTGACCATACCTGATTGGTCATTGGTGTACCTTTGCTATCAAAGATTGGAACTTTGTTGTCAATGACATCTCCATTCTTCATAATAATCTTTGCTTTAGCTTTGAATTTGAAGATTATGTTTCCAGTTGGTTTCCCATCTGCATATTCTTCTTCAAAAGGTGTGTTTGCTGTTTTAATGTTTTTGCCTTTAGATTTCTCTTTAGCCATTTCAACAGCTTTTTTGTTTTCATCATTGATACTTTTAATGAGAGGTTTTGCACTATTACCATCAAGAATTAAATTGACTTTGTAGTGTCCATTGTCATCAAATTTAGTATCAGGTTTATTCAACCATGCAAACTGTGATACACCTACAGGTGTAACGAGTTTAGTATATGTTTGTTTGTTCATTGTTCTCCTTTGTTTATCTCTGTGTTTTCTCCATTATGTTGATTGTCTAATAGGGAAACTTTACTCGGACATATATTCCCCACTAATTGCATCTTTTTCTTACCTATTGTGATTTCGTGTTTATTAAGTCCATCATGGTAGGTTGTTGGCAATTCAACCTCACAATCAGGAACTTTGACATCAAGAAGCCACAACTTGCTATCTACCTTGAAGGTGTCTTCAAAAGGTAGAAGTAGCAAAGTCATTATTACATATTCCTTCATAATCCTATCCACATGTGCATAGGTTTAGGCAAAGAAAAACTTGGACTGATGTAGCAAAGCTAACTCCAAGTCGCCATTTTCAGGAATTGTAGGTAATTTATTTCTGTCTTCTTCAGGAATTAATTGACCTACATCTTTTTTTAATTTGCCAAATAAGTCTTCATTAAATGTTTCCACAAATGCCTCTCTTATGCTTTCGTTTAGTTTATCAACATCACATGCGTGGGTAGCAAAACTGTCATGAACATTACAAAAATTATCAATACCTTTTTCTTTTGCAATGTTAACAGTTCTAATCATACATGCACTATCTAGGCTGTGAACATAGTTAGCCGCCGCCGCATTACGAGTACGAAGTTTGTCAGTATTTTCTCCTTCCTCTCGTATTGTTGGCTGTATAACTTCTCCCATTAAATGTGATTTTACTTTTTTACTTTTCATTTCAGGATAGTATTGAAACACTGGAAATCCAACAGGTGTAGTCCAATGTATTGGTTGACCTGTTTTAGCAATAACTTTCGCTATGCCTTGTAAGAAATCCATTCCTTGTCTAGCTGATTTTAAGTTTTCACCTATACTCGCCCAAATAATTTTAGACAAATAAGTAGCAGGTTTAAACATGTCATCAAAAGGGTGCATCTCACCTTTATCTTTACGTTTAGTTAAATCTTCTACTACGAAATCAGTACAAGAATATCTAGTAGACCCATAACAAATTGTCATAATAGGTCTTTTACAAGTAGAACGCTTGACACCATAAGCTAACCATTTCTTTGCCAAGTCATCTCCTTCTTCAGCTTTAACTTTTAAAGTTTTAATAACTTCATCAGCAACTAATTGATATATGTCTTGTGGTATTTCACTAGGAATACAGTTAACTAATTTACCTGCAACTTTATCTCTTAATAAAAGAGAATAAATTTGAAGCCCATTACAAGAGCCATCTACGTTTACAGGTATATGAGAAACAAAACCATCTCCTGTTTCATTGTATCTTTTCCATTCATCACAAAAAGCAAGAAACTGAAAAGGACTATCTGCGTCTTCCCATTGTCTGTTACCTATTGGGTCAGTACCACAGGCTTTTATCCATTCAAGGTTATCATAAGCCCATTTTTCTCTATCTTCTAATGAGACTTTATCATTACCCCACATGTTAGAGCCATGAACAGCTAACCAAAAGACACCTCTATTTTCTTTAGTGATAGCCTTACCTGTTGAAAAATTAAGCAACGCTTTAGCACCACCAATAGATTGATAGTTTAGAAAAGCAGGAACACAATAAGCCCTACCTCTAAAATCTAATTGTAGTGGGAAATAGAGTGTTGCATATTGTACAAACTTTTGGGCTAACCAAATAATTTTAGCGTACAATAATCTTTTTGATACCATTCTGTTATTCTCTGTGTGAACTATGACACTATCTTTCTTAAACTTTTTGAGTGCGGCTTTGCCCTCTTCAGTGTCTTCACTTATATTGTGAGGCTTATTAGGTAATGGCAGGTTTTCTATGGGTGGCATACCACCAATAGATATTCCTTTATCCCATGCGTGTTGCATTACATTTAATACAAACCTATTTATTTTATAAGCTGTACCTTGCATTAAATTAATAGCTTTGGTTACTTCAGGCATAGAAAAACCTTCTATTTCTTGGTCAAACTTTTTACCTTTTTGTTTAACTAGGCTTAACTCTGGCAATTCGTCTGTCCAATACCCATGACCTGAAATTTTACCATCTTCAACCATTTTTGGTGGCATGACCATAGGCAAGTATTCAGGGTTAAGAAGTTCATTAAAGTTATTTCTATTGTCAATCCACTGTTTAGTCTTTTCAGTTTGTTTAATAACTTTAACAGTTTTATGTTTATGTTGTTCTTGGGATATTTCAACAAGTCCTGTACTTTCAATTAACAGACCTATTAATTCCATACCAACATGCAGTCTTTCAGTAGTAGACCATTCTTCCCATTGCATTACACTGTCTCGTTTAGCACTCTCTCTTAACTTTCTTCTTTTATAATTGTAATTCCAAGACCTTTTATCTAAATCTCTTCTTACAGTTTCGTACAGTTCAGGATTAAGAGCTTTAAAGTTTTTTAAACTTATCTCTGTCTCAACTCTTCCGCCAAGTGTAATGGCAGTAGCAGTAAGATTTTTAGTATTAGTAATAGTATTGATTACATGCTTTGCAGTTATCAACGCTAGTATCTTTGGGTCTACTTGGGAGATATATTTAAGAGCAATAGGTGTTTTAGAATGAACATTTTTAATACTCTGTTCAACCCATTCTGCTATTGCGATAGCTAAAGGTCTTATAGTGTTAGCTACTATGACTTTACCATAAGAAGTAACACTTTCTTCGCCTCTATCAATATGTGAAAGACGTCTTTTGTTTGTCCTATTCTTTCCTAAATC